TTTAAGTACAGTAAAGGTAGAAATTCCACTGTTTACATTACCACTTAAATCACCTGTAAATGATGTTGCCTTAACATTCCCATCAACATCCAATTTTTCTGTTGGTTTATCAGTTCCGATACCAAGATGACCTGTATCACCAGTCAAACGCATTCTCTCATTACCACCAACAGCATCAGAAAATACAATGTCCTTAGTAGTCTGAGCAGTGGATATCTCTATGTCACCGGTAGACATATAAGTAAATCCACCAGTGTTTGATCCAGGTCCGACTAATAGACCATAACCACCCTGACCAAGTTGATTTAACCGACCACTTAAATATACATCTAAATCATGTGCAGGATTAGTGGTTCCTATACCGATTTTGCCATCATTTTGGAGTATAATATTATTATTTGCAATGTCACCCGTACCACCGATAACGGTTGTGCCATCAGGATAGATAGCAAATCTATGACTACCGGCACCATTACCAACTGTAAATGCTTCAGAACCAGAAGTTTTGCCAGTTGTTGAAGTTCCTCTATATACTTGTAATTTTCCTGTAGAACCTACTCGAAGTTTCTCATCACCACTTGTTTCTACGGTGAATGTATCAGCAGCAGGGAATCTAATCTTAGTATTAGTATCTCCAATATGAACAATACTATCGTCTATATGAACACCGGATTGTGCTGTAATAATACCCGTGAAGTTGCCTTGTCCAGTTGAATCAATACCAACACCATAAGTTGCCGATGTTGGATCATCACCGATTTGCAATAAAGTTGCCGGATTAGTTGTACCTATACCAACATGTGTTAATGTAGAAATACCTGAACTGTTTATTACCCATCCAGTTCTTGCGATTGCAACAACACCAGATAGTAAACTACCATCACCTATAAATTGTTGTGCCGTTACAACACCAGTTGCATTAAGACTAGTTGCATCCAATATTGTTACTGTTGATGCACCTGATACAAATACGTCCTCGGTGACAAATAAATCAGAAGTTGATACAATACCACTGACCTTTGCAGTTCCTCTTACATCAAGAAACTCGGTCGGAATCGATGTGCCAATTCCGACCAGGCCATTTGCATTTACTATAAAATTGTCATTATCAACTTGAACACCATTACGAAAGTTAAAGGACTTCTTATAATTTGCCATCTACTTTAGAATACTTTAGGATCTCCATCTAGTTATTTATCTGATAATTTTTGCTCCAGAATTTCAACTTTTGCTGATAATTCCTTGACTGCCTCAATAAGTAGTGCAGTGAGTTTGTCATATTTAACTGCCATATAACCAGTTTCTCTCGTAACTGTGAGTCCGGGAAGTCCAAGAGCATCAATTTCTTGTGCAATAACACCAGTGTCCTCACCTTCATGAACACCACCTTCAACCCAGGTAAATGTATTACCACTGATTGAACGAATCTTGGCAAGAGGTTGTTCAATTGGTGTGATATTCTCCTTCAATCTTTCATCAGATGAGAAGAATGCGGTGATGTCATCGGTGACTGTTAATGTTCCGGTGATGGCAGTGTTGCCACCCAATGTTGATGTTGAAGAAACATTTAATGTTCCGTTCAAATCTAAGTTGTCATTAATTTCAACCTCACCAGAATCAGAATCAAGAATTAACTTGCTGCTAGACGTGCTGACGGTGTTGCCATCAATTCTAACGTTGTCAACATCTGCTCTGCCATTAACATCAAGAATACTAGCAACTGTTAGATTGCTACTCATATTGACATTACCATCAAATTGTGATGTGCTATCAACATTCAGAGTGCCATCAACATCCAGATTGTCGGTAATATTAACAGTTCCACCAGCAGAATCAAGAATCAGATTACCAGATGCAGTATCAATTTCTCCATTGCCACTTACACCAATTCTAATCTCATCAATGTGTGCTTCAGAGAATGGTAATGATGCAGTGCCAAGATATGCACCCTCATCAGCATCTGGGACGATGCCAGTATTAAATGCTGCCTGTCCTACAAATGTAGAGATGCCAGTTACATTTAACTCTCCGTCAACACTTAAATTAGCATTAGCAGCAATTCTGTTAGTGGCAGCATCAAGTTTCAGATCATCAGTTGTGGTGTCAATTGTGTTGTCATCGGTGATCGCAATCTGAATATTGCCGAATGTTGCACCTGCACCAGTAAGATTATTTGTAAAACTCGTATTGCCCGTAACATTGATGTCTCCACCAACATTTAAGTTTTTGGCAATACCAACACCACCATCAACTACGAGTGCTCCAGTTGTTGTGCTGGTTGATTGAGTAGTGTCAGTAATTTTAACCACACCTTTTGAGGTTATTTTGTCCTTGGTGGTAATTTCCTTGGTAAGAGTGACCGGACCATCAAATTGAGAGAGAATTTGACCTGCATCTCCACCCTCGACTACAAGTCTCTCTTTTACAGTGACTTCATCAAAAACAACACTCAATCTTGCTGGATCTTCTCCAGTGACTGTTGAGACTGGAATATCAAATGTAGTTTCTTCACCAGTTGCAGAGGATGTTCTTCTATTTCCAACATAGAAGTCTCCCTTGTTGTTCATACCAGTGTAAACAACAACACCACCCCTTCTCTCTTGTGCTTGAGAGAGGAATTCTTCAGTCTCTGTTAGAGTTCTGTCCTGAACTTGTGGAAGACCCGTAGAATAGTTTCCAGGACCATATCCTAGATATTCAAATGTGTGACCGGATGCACGAATAATAGATGGTCTACGGAATTCGATTGAAATTGGGTCAACTTTATTGATAAGCGAACCGGGATCATGTGTGGAGATTCCTGTTCCTAAAGCACCACGAACAACACTAATTTCATTATCACTTACACCACCGAGAGTGCTACTAACAACTCTCATGATTTCGCTGTCAACCTGGAGATAAGAACCTAGAGGGAATCTCTTCGTTGTGGCAATACCAGAATTAACCGCAGATATTTGCAGAGTATTATCTCCATTAAAACCACCCAGTCTTAAAACTTCAGTGTCATAGAGACTAATACCTCTCGATGCAAGATTCTCATTGGATTTATCAGAGATGCCATCATTTGCAGATAGTCCGTGCTTAAGAATATACTCTGCAGACAAACTTGCATTTGTAACTGCGGTGAAAGTATTAACACCAACTCTTGATTTTACCAAGAAATCTCCAAGATTGTTATTACTGGAGTCAGTTACTCTAAATCTATTACCTGCAACTAATCCGTGAGGAGTTGAGCAATTGAATGTTTGAGTCCCTGTGCTAGAGTTAAATGAATTTGAGGAAACTTTTCCAACAGGAGCTACAGAAATACCATATTGTCCTTCGATAGAGAATGGATCTCCTATTGTTTTTGCAATAGAAACTTGATTTCTTCCAGGAACACCAGTAACTCTGTAAAGACCAAATGCCGTGGTTCCAATACCAGTTAATTGCAGAACACTACCATCAGTGCTGAGAAGATTTGCATTAGATAATCCTCTTGTGGCAACGGCAATTTTTGCATTAGCAGATCCACCGATTGCTGCGGTGTCAAAGAATAATTCATCTCCATCCTGATAACCTGATCCAGATGATTGAACGTCCATGCTGACAACAGCACCACCAGATACTCCAACAATGGCAGTAGCACCATTCCAACTGGACAATCCAACTTCATTAAAGAGTTTTACATTGTAGTGTGTTCCATTTACGTGACCAGAACCACCGGTGATTGCACCTTCATGAGTTAGAATTCCAGAGAAACCATGATTTTCTGTGAAAGTTAGAGTTGCAATTCCAGCAACAACACTCAAAGCAGACTCTGTGGATACAACTAAATGCCTATTAAATTTTTTGTTGAAAGAGTCTGTGGATTCTCTCGTAAGACTTTTCTTTAAATCACTTGTTTGAACCGCACCAAGAGGTGCTCTGAGAGCAAATGATTTAGTTGATGCTGGACTATCATTAACATTATCCCTATCCAATTGTGGATAAAGATCAACAACATTTTGATTATACTTATAGTTAAACTCTGTTGTGACTCCAACATCGGCATTCAGTGCATAGATGTGATAGATGCCATCTTGCTGACCATCAATATATTCAGAAATTGTTTCGTTTCTATAAACAAACAGATTATTCTGTAAGTTGTTAATCTCAAATCTTGGTAGGGAACTATTTCTAGTAGTTAAATCATTTGTAAGTGCCGGACCAAGGGATCTACCAGTTTCATATGTAAATTCCATGTCATTGGTAACTGACCCAACTGTGAATGTGCCATTGTATCCACTATTTGCTGTGCCAACAGTGTTAGTTGTATCAGTTACATTTTTGACAATAACAACATCACCAACACTTACATTGTGTGGTAATTCAGATCTAATCGATACAGTGCTGCCAGAGAATGTACAACTACCGATGAATCTAGGATTTCTATTGAAATCATAATCATTCACTGTGATTGTGGACAAATCAAAGTCTGCATCAGTTCTTACACCAGTAGAACTAGATTCTTGAAGAACAAATCCACTTTCAGGATTTTTTCCATTTGCAAGTTCTTTTGGAACTACAACTCTAAGTTTGTAAATCTTTTCATCTAAACTTCTAGCATCTGCAATTCTCTTTAGGAATGAAGTGTCAGTTCTAGCATCCAATCCAGCATTAGTTTGAACACCAACTTGAGTTAATGCAGTATAAATTTCACTACCAGCATTGGTATTGATATACCACTGGGTATTTGTGGTGTCATATTGAACTGGATGTCCCAGATCTCCGGGTTCCTTATCAGATACTCTACTTAAAATAGTGAGGTTAGTTCCTCCGAAAACCTCAATTGCAGTAGAATTTTGTGCGGAAGTGAAAGAAGATGCTAATCTAATATCATTGTTGTTGCCATTATCAATGACAAAATATATTGTTTCTGCGGTAATGTTTTCTGGCAGATCACCATCATCACTCCTGATAATAATCTTTTCGCCTGTAGAAAGATTGTGGGGACCGATAGAGAAAACATTAGATGCTGGACCAGATGCTACACGATGTTCTTTGACACTACTGGTCTCCTCATCACTCATTAAGATTCTTGCTTCACTTACACCATATCCTGTAACTGCACTAAAATCTACAAATAGTTTATCCTCAACTTTTGCACCAACACGGAATCCTTGCGTTAAAATTGGTGGTTTTACATCTTTGTCAGTAAATCCGAAAAGATATAATCTTCTATTATTTGCAACTGATGTTGTAATACCAACATCTAATGCCTGCCAATCAATATTTTCTTCCTCACTGGTGATTGCTCTAGGTGCAATGAGGTTAGTTACAAATGCTTTATTATCTTTTGCAAATGCTTCTTTTTTAAATCCTGCAGAAGTTAATGATAATTGACCAAAGTTAGAGTTGGAGTTGGTGATTGATGCGTCACCACCGGTGTCTGCAAAGAAGTGTTTGTTATATCCAATAGCAAACACAGAAACAATCTGGAGGATTGCATCATTGGTCATTGAAATGTGACAGGTTTCCCATCCATTTCTGTAAACTGCACCAGAATCCAAATGATAAACGGT